TACTGTAGTTCATTCGAGGCAATTATGCACAACTTAATCTCATTTAATCAACTTGCTGGATCAAAACATATGGAATATGAAGATTCACATAACGATTTAATCACCGAATACTACGAGTGTCTGATTGACTGTGAAGACGACCAACATGTTTGTAAACGTATATGTAAGGAGGTTTTAATTTAAATCAAGTACACGTTTAAACTAAAGCAACATGAACAAATATCAACATCCACCTTAAGTAAATTGTATAGTAAACCATAACCCTTGACTTATTCAGTCAGGGGTTTTATAATGTAAGTAATTTATTATATTACAATGGAAGATAAACTAATAGAGGAATTGTCATCTATAACTGATAAGTTGGGTGGAACAATAGAACATGCTACTACCTATGATAGTAGTGGGAGATCATCTAAGAAAATCACTATTGAGTATAGTGTAGAGAAGGATAAAAGGTAAGCAGTATAAATACTTAGTTAAGATATTCTAAGCAATCCCAGTTAATGAAGGACAAGAAAGCAGCAAAACTTATTATTAAACGAGCAAAGAAACATCCTGATTGGTACACTGAAAAGGAAGTATATTATGCAAAACAGATTAGGAAACAAATCAAAGAAGATGAAAAACGACAGTCTAAAGGTGAATCAGAATGAGGATGGCTCATTCAGCATGGAATGGGATAAGAAAGACCCAAATTGGAAATGGTTAAATGACTTGACTTCTAAAGAGATTCAGGTTATTATAGAACAAGCAATCAAATATGACAATGAGCGAAGAATCTAAATCATATTCTTTGACTAACCTCGAAGAATGGGTACAGGATGCAGTTAACGCTGATACAACACCACAGGAAGTATATGATAGCATTGTAGATACTGTAAAGAAAAACATGAAGTATCACAAGGCATGTTATGATTCTAGTGTTAAACTTCTTAGTTTGTTGAGAGGGAAGAAAAACATATCAATTTATGATGGTATTACTACTGAAACTTTTGAAGGTATAGAAATAGGGCCAATATCAGAGGAACATGGAATATCAGTTAGTGATGATTTTATGACTGATAATGTTCATGAACTAACTACTGATTATTATACTGCGAGTATGTTTGATTTAACATCAGCAAATTTAGATTCTGTAACTGATAAGGATTAACAATGACATTAACACAACAAGTAGAATATTCTCTTAGAGAGGCACAAGAAGCACTACGCAATGCACTTGCATATGCAGCAAGAAACGAGAAACCTTATGTTAGTAAGCATATTGCCGATATGCTTGCCAATATAGATAATGTTATTGATACAACTGAATTGATAGAAGAGATAGAGAATCGTCATAATGATGATGAGTGGAGAAGAATCGAAGATCCATCTTATGATGAAGATTAACTTATGTAAGGAGACTATAAAGACAGTATAAAGTTTATAGATATTTTACATAACTAATGTTATAGTATCAGCACATTTCTCCTTAAACCAATGATTAACTTAGACGAAAGATACCACGATTATCTAACAAATAATAAAACATTGAGGATTGATGGTGTTGATGAACGGCTACTAGGGTATGGTTGGCATTGTGATGGAAACGAGATAAAAGGATACTATCTTACGACAGAAAACTATAAATTGTATTATAATATGGATGAACAATTTGTTAAAATGAAACCACTCAGAGAGGTAGTAAATGTCTGAAATTAAACACGATTTAGAACATGAAGTATATCTTGATCCCAAAGATGGGAAAGAGCATGTTAATCATGGTAAAATGGAATACACTAAGGCAGATTTAGAGTCATCTCATGCTTATTATGATGAGTATCATAAAGGTGAGGAGGTAGACAAGAATGATGCCAAGATTAACGATTACCATACAAGGCATGAAGATTCACATCTAGAAATATATTGTGATAATCATCCTGATGCTGAAGAATGTAGAGTTTATGACGACTGATTAATGCTTGATTATATTAAGGACTATCCCGACTTTCCTAAAAAAGGAATAATATTTAAGGATATATGTCCACTATTGAAGAGTCCAGAAGGATGGGCTAAAGCAATAACACAACTGGGTTATATCTGTGAAGAGTTAAACCCAGACTATATTGTAGGTATTGAGTCGAGAGGATTCATTGTTGGAACTGCACTAGCAACTACACAGAAGATAGGGTTTATTCCTATTAGAAAGGCAGGTAAATTACCTGGTGATGTTGATAGTCAAGATTATACATTAGAGTATGGTACAGACACCTTAGAGATACAATCTGGAGTGTTTGATAATCAATCAAGGGTATTGATTGTTGATGATTTACTTGCCACTGGAGGTACAGTGGAGGCAGCATCCAAATTAGTAAGGAAGGCTGGTGGTAATATAGTAGGATATGGTTTTATCATAGAGTTAAATGAACTGAATGGTAGAGACAAGATTAATGATGATATTCCAGTACGATCATTAATAAGGTACGACTAGGACAGTTTAATAACCTGCACAACCCATCTCATATTTACTGTGGGGTGGGTTATAATATGTTTAATTGATTCTTATACTATGGGTTATCAACAAGGACAACATCAAAAAGGTATCAAGAATGAAGTTTGGATGTGTCAGTTTCTTACTGAAGTAAATCATTATGGTTGTAAAGTTACACATCAAGGAGGAACTAAAAAAGTAGAAGATGGTGATACTGAAAATGATGATAAGGCATCATTTAAAAAATGGATGGGTGCCACACATGATTGGTATAATTCTTCACCATTAGCAAGAGAAATTGGGTTATATAATCTCATCAAACCTTTTATAGAACAGTTCAAGAAAGATATAAAGAATGTGCCTGTTGATGAACATTATACTTATAGAAAGCAACAAGAAAAGGAACTAAATGTACTTATTGCTGATTCATTAGATAATTTTTGTACTCAAGAGGTTGCTGATAAGGTTATTGATAACTTTATCTCTCATACTCAAGGTATGGATGTTGGTGTTAATGATACAAACAATAAGAAAGTACATATCTATAGGTTTGATGAGCATCCAGCAGTAGTTTATCATAACAAAGGATATAAACCAGCCATTGTTAGTAAGTCTGGTAAAAAGAAGTGTTCTCGTTCTATCTTTATGGTAAAAGGTGATGATAGAGTAGATATTGGATTAAGAATAAGATTCACAACTAATAATGGATTGAAACCATTTACTGCTGAAGGATCACCAAACAAGACTACAATAGGAGTAATTAAATTGCAACAAGATGAAGTAAAGAAACTATTAAAAAGTGTTGATACAGTATGTTATGATTATTAGGGGTTGACAAGAGTTGGCAAGTATGCTATTATTATTTCAGTCAACAATAAAAGGGACTTATGAAACACCCATTCGTTAAAGAGTTTGCTCCTAAAGTGAGTAAATATGCCAAAGATAGACAGAGACATGGTACTAAGTATTATGGATTTAAACATACTATAGATGTAGATGTTAAGGATCTTATCTTTAGTCCAAATGATCCACGTGCAGATGGAATTGATCCTAAACATGTTGAAGAGATAGAATTAAATCTTACAATAGCAGGGTATGAAGAGGATGGAGAACTTCCAAGTGTTAAAGAGAGTAAGCAATTTCCTGGTAAATATGAAGTAATAGATCAACATCATCTAATCTCAGCACTTAAAAATAAGGAACAAGAAAGATGGACAGTAGATGTATATGAATATACAGGATCTTATGGTGAAGAACATGAGTTGGCTTCTGCTGCTGATTTTGGGTTACGAATTAACAACAATCATCTTATCACAAAGAAAACTACAAAGGCAAGTGTAGTTACTTCAGGATTGAAAAAGATAAAGAATTGTGGATACATTTTTGAACCAGGAACCCCAGTTGATGAGGATAACATAAGACTATGGATGAAAGAGTGCAAGCACGATCAAATCTTTAATAAAAAACATTTGACTGATTGTGTTTATTCTATTCTTAATCCTACTAAACTTGCAGGTGCAAGGATAAGACCATTATCTGATGAATTAATTAAAACATTATGTGCATCTAGTAATGGTACTTATGGAACTGGTGATCTAGATAATGGTTGCTATGGTTTCATAGTTAAAACTGATAATTTTGCTGCTGATGGGCCTAAAGGTTACAATCAAATGGTAAATACTCTTCAAAATAAGAAGACTCCATTGTATATTACATATTCTGGTAGGGATGATGCTGAGAAGATTGTTTCTAACTATAAAGGATATTTTGATAAGATGTATCAGACCTACGAGAAACATATGAAATCTGTTAACATATTTCATGGTATTATATTTCCTATTTTGACAAAAAAGGATTTCTTTGCTAAAATAAACATAGTTTCTATTGGTCAAATTGAAGGCGAATATGAAGAGGGTAAAGAAGATTTTATTGAACGTTCTTTAAATGTCTGATGTAATAATCTTACAACAATCTGCTGAAGAAATGAATATGATAGACCAGACATTTGATCTGGTCTATATGGATCCTCCCTTTGGTTTACAGAGGGATTTTTCTATGTTAGAAAATGATGGTAAGGAGAAGAGTTTTTCTGACCATTGGGATTCTTTTGATGATTATATTGATTGGTATGCTAATATTATTACACTAGCATATAATAAACTCAATAAGAATGGTTGGTTATACTTACATAATAACTTTATAGGTAATGCTCTAGTTCTTTCTAAGTTAGACAATAAGATCAGAGATTCATTCTATACAAATATATCATGGAGGAGATCAGGGCCTAAGAATAATCTTAGAAATGGATGGGGTAATATTGTTGACAGTATTGTGGTATTACAAAAGGGTAAACCATACTTTGATGTACAATATACACCATTAGATCCCAAGTATGCAGAGAATAGTTTCAAGAATAAGGATGAGGTAGGTTTCTATGCACTAGCAAAGGTTACAGGTGAAAAGAGTAGACCCTCTAAACGATATGAGTATAAGGGTTACAATCCACAGTACGGTTTTAGA